TTGTGGATGGGTTACAGGCTTCTAGTGCGCTGACTTACTCACCTGAGTACTTAGCCCGTGTTGCGCCTGGCGAGAATCCTGACGATGGAATCTCTGTTGATGAGTCAATGGAGACAATCGAGGTTTTCGAGTGCTATGTCACAGCAGATATTGATGGTGATGGCATCGCTGAATTGCGTCAAGTTTTCTATGCTTCAAACGAGATTTTGAGCGATGAGGAAACTGACTACATTCCTTTCCACTCACTCTGCCCGATTCCTACTCCACACAAGTTCTTTGGTGAATCTCTCGCTGACAGAACGATGGATTTGCAGTTAATCAAGACAACTATCACTCGACAGATTCTTGACAACCTGTATCTGACGAATAACGCCCGTGTGACCGCTGTTGATGGACAAGTTAACTTAGATGACCTGTTAACTGCCACCGCTGGCGGTGTGGTTCGCATTAAGTCTCAAGGCGCTGTTCAGCAATTGGCTGTTCAACCAGTTGCGGCTCAAGCCTTCCCGATGCTTCAATATTTGGACTCAATCCAACAAAAGCGCACAGGTGTAACAGAGGCTTCCCAAGGTCTTGACCCGTCTATTCTTCAGAATGTGACTGCCGCTGCTGTTGCGTCTATGCAACAGTCTGCCGCTGGCAAGATTGAGATGATTGCCAGAATCTTTGCTGAAACTGGCGTTAAGTCGCTGTTCCAAGGCATTCTCCATCTTCTCTGTAAGTACCAAGACAAACCTCGTATCGTTCGGATGCGTGGTCAATATGTCCAGTTTGACCCTCGTGAGTGGTCGAATCAGTACGATGTTGATATAAATGTCGGCCTCGGTGCTGGTAACCGCCAAGAGCAAATGGCTATGCTGAACATGGTTCTTGCCAAACAAGAGCAAGTGCTTCAGACAATGGGGCCAGCTAATCCTCTAGTTTCAATGGGTCAGTACCGCAATACTCTTGGTCGTATGGTGGAAGCCGCAGGATTTAAGGATTCTGCTGAATTCTATAAATCCATCACTCCAGAGCTTGACCAACAACTTTCTAACCCACCGCCACAACAGCCACAAATGCCGCCAGAAGTTCAGGCATATATGGCCAAGACCCAAGCGGACATTCAGGCTCAACAAGCCAAGGCTCAAGCTGACATTCAGTTGGCAAGAGAAAAAGCCGCTGCCGAGATTCAGTTAATGCGTGAGAAAGAAGCCGCCAAACTCCAGTTTGAGCGTGAGAAATCTGCCGCAGAACTCCAATTGAAACAAGAGGAATTCTTAGCCGAAGCCCAAATGAAAGCCATGAAGGTGGGTGCAGGGATTACTTCTAATGTAGAAATACCAGGCTAACCTATGGCTGAACCATCTATTAAATATAACTGGCAAACCTTCTACGGGAACGGCAACGACCCGAGGGGTATTTATCAACTAAATGTTGATGTTAATGGTCAGAATTATGAGTTCATTCCTGACTCAATTCTCACCAAAGGCATGGTTTTTGATGATGGTTCTGGTGTTTTAAGACAGTATTACTTTCCCAAGTTACTGACTAACGAAACCCAAAAGCAGATTCAAGACAACGCCATTCGGTTTGATATTGGCTCAAATCCTGAAGCTAAGAGCCGCATTGACCAAATGGGCGCAACCACCACGGGTATTCTCGTTCCTGCGGGAACTGTAAATATCGGTGATGCAAAGATGTACGACATTACATCTGTTCGTGGCCCGATTCAAGGCATGGGAAATACGAGCGAAGGCCCGTCTTACATCATGCCAGCCAATGGCGCTTATGGTCGATACATTGCTGAAGATGGAAAGATTACTACCCTAACTCAAACTGGTGGAAGCAGTCTTTTGGGTCGTGTTCTAGGTGGTTGGGTTGATAACTTAACTGGTGCGCTTGGTGTTCAAGATTTAGCTAATTCTGTTAATGACTTTTTCCAGACTGATGTGGGAAAGGCTGTAAAACTTGCGGCCTTGGCATCTAATCTGTCAAACATTGGTGCTGAAGGCGCTGGTTCTGAGGTTGGTAGCGTATACGGCCCTGACAACATTGATGTTGGTGGTGGGTTCAATCCTGCTGGCGTTGCACCAATTACTGCCGAGACAATAACTCAACAGATTTCAACTCCAGCCGCAGAGCAAATCGCTGCCGAGCAAGCCGCCGCCCAAGCCTCTGCCCAACAATTTGCCGCAGAACAAGCCGCCGCTCAAGCCGCACAGCAAGAAGCCGCCCGCATTGCCGCAGAAAATGCCGCTTACGACCAAGCAATGCAGGACTTGGCAAATAACTATGTTTCTCCACAATTCGCCACTTCTGCCGCCGCCCAAGGTCTGACCTTTAAGCAGGCTTTAGATGCTACTAGGGCAGGTCTATTGATTAACGCTGTAACTGGTGACCCACTAGGTCTAAGCGATATTGGTGGTAGCGCAGGGAATAACTTTGCAGAGAGTGGATTCGCCCAAGTGCCTATTCCAGAGGATTGGAAGTCTCCGACCTACACTTACAGCCCTGTGCAGAATGTCACTTTTGAGGACTTATTCCCAGGCGTTTCCTTACAGGGAACACAATGGCAAAATATGCCTCAAGCACAGACATTCAATGAGATGTTTGCCTCTGGTCAACAGCAGACCCCAATGGGTTCTCCTGTGGACATAAATCAAATTGTGGGGTCAATCCTTGGACAAAGCGCAACGAGCTAAAAACCTAATCTCCGATGAGTTTTTCATGGGAGAGATTGAGAAGCTAAAGAACGCAGAACTGGCGGTTATTGTCAATTCTCAGCCTCACAATATTGATGAGCGAGAGGTTGCATATTTGAAAATAAACGCATTACAATCAGTCATAGCGCATTTTGAATCTATGGCAGCTACGAGCGAGATAGCTAAAAAGCGCTGGAAAATCCTCTAACGAGGCGGTGGCCTACTGTTTAGGCTGACAATTTGGGAATCAAATGAGCGAAAACACGACACCGCAAGGTAGTGGAACGCTGACTGTGGACACAGCAGCAGCAGCATTTCTAGGGATGATGGATTCAGCAGAGGGAGCCGAGAGCCAACCCGAAACTGAGGAAGCGCCAGAGGAATATGTTGATGCCGATGAGCCAGAGTTGGTAGATTCTGAAGAAGCTGAAGAACAGCCTACTCGTACATTCAGGGTGAAAGCCGCTGGAGAGGAGCGAGAAGTAACTGAAACTGAGCTTATTGAGGGCTACCAATTAGGCGCAGATTACACAAAGAAAACCCAAAAACTTGCTGAAGAACGCAAAGCGGTGGAAGCCGAAAGAGCGAAGATTCAGGAAGCGACAAAATTAAGAGACCAATACGCCCAACGACTGCAAATGATGGAGCAATTTCTCCAGCAACAGAACAAGGGTGAAAATTTGGAAGCGCTAAAGGAAGTCGACCCTATCGGTTATGCCGTGAAGGTGGCTGAACAGGCACAACGAGAGAAACAGTTAGCTATTCTGCAACAAGAACAGCAACGCATTGCACAACAGCAACAAGCGGAGCAATCTGAGCGTTTACAGCAACACCTCGCTGAAGAAAGTCAGAAACTGACTAGCCTAATTCCTGGTTACGGCGACCCTAAGTCTGGCGACCAAATCCGCAAGGATATTCGTGAGTATGCCAAGTCTATCGGTTGGAGTGACCAAGAGCTTTCAAATCTGTATGACTCTCGGGCTGTTTTGAGTCTGTATCAGGGAATGAAGTACGCAAAACTTCAGAGCAATAAACCCGCAATCGCTAAAAAGGTTGAGGCTGCTCCGAAGATGCTAAAGGCAGGTACATCAGTTCCTCGAAATGCAGAAGCAGAACAGAACAAAAAACTTCACCAGAAGTTGCGTCAATCTGGCAAAGTCCGTGATGCAGCTTTACTCTTTGAAAAATTCTTGTAAGGAATCGAAATGGCTACCTATCAAACCTACCAATCAATCGGCAATCGTGAAGATTTGAGCGATGTTATCTATAACATTTCTCCCACAGACACTCCCCTGTTGAACACTTTGGCTCGTGGCAAAGCTACCGCCGTTTACCATGAGTGGCAAACTGACAGCCTGTCAGCCGCTACTACTGCAAACGCCGCTGTGGAAGGTGCTGACGCTTCTGACGCCACTATGTCTCCCACAACCCGTTTGGGCAACTACACTCAAATCGTTCAGAAAACTATCAAGATTTCTGGCACTTTGGAGTCTGTTGACAAAGCTGGTCGTAAGAGCGAAAAAGCCTACCAATTGAGCAAGGCTTCTGCTGAGTTGAAGCGTGACATTGAAACCATCTTGACTGCCAACCAAGGCCGTTCTGCTGGTGATGCCTCGACTGCTCGTACTATGGGCGCAATGTTGTCTTGGATTAAGACCAACACTAACAAATCGTCTGGTACTACCGCAGGTGTTGACCCCACCACTATCGGTGTGTCTACCCGTACCGATGGCACTCAGCGTGCTTTCACCGAAACCATCTTGAAGGATGTGGTTCAGAAGGTTTATTCTTCTGGCGGCAACCCCAAGATTTTGATGGTTGGCCCATTCCAGAAGCAAGCCGTTTCGTCTTTTGCTGGTATCGCAGCACAGCGTTACATGGCTCCTGGCAACGAACCCACCACCATTATCGGTGCGGCTGATGTGTACATGAGCGACTTCGGCACTATGTCTGTGGTTCCTAACCGCTTCATGCGTACCCGTGACGCTTTGGTGCTTGACCCAGAATACGCAGCAGTTGCTTACTTGCGCCCATTCGCCACAATCGAATTGGCTAAAGCTGGTGACGCAGAGAAAACTCAGATTTTGGCTGAGTTGACTTTGGAAATGCGTAACGAAGCTGCTCACGGCATTGCCGCTGACTTGTCTACTTCTTAATCACACGGGGGGCTAATCACCCCCCTTCTTCTATGCGCCACATAGCAACACAAAACGGTAAAGAAACTAATTTCCACGATGTTGATGGGAATCACTTTATCGAGACCAAGCAGGATATTTCTGCGATTCTCGAAAGCAACAAGGCTCAATTCAATGCTATTGATGAACGAGCCAAATGGGGTGAATGGACAAAGATTGCCAGCTTGCCTAATGTTGTGATTGATGACTTGAACAAACAAGGAATCATGCGAGGTTTTGCTGTTGTGGATGAGAAAAGATTTCGGACTTTCTTAAATAACCCTGATAATCGGTTCTTCAGAACTCGACCAGGACAGATATGAAAGTTGCCATTTGCGTACCCTGCCGTGACACAGTTATGACAGGGTTTGCTTTTGACCTAGCGAAACTCTGCGCTTATGAAGGCGTGACAAGATGTGCAAAAGGTGGCTCGTTGATGATTTATCAAGTGCCTGGCACTCTGATATTCAACCAGCGTGAGCGACTTGCGGAAGAAGCACTCAAAGATGGTGCGGATGCGATTCTTTGGATTGACTCAGATATGAGGTTTCCTAAAGATGCGCTTCAGATTCTTCTCTCCCGTAAGTTACCCATTGTTGGGGTCAATGCGACTACCCGCCGTTTCCCTGTTTTGCCGACCGCTTTGGACTACGACCAAGAAACAAAAGACTTGGTTAAGGTAACGAGCAAGGACAAGACGGGTCTTGAGCAAGTGTTGGGTTTAGGTTTTGGGATGGTTCTTATCAAAAAAGAAGTGTTCCAGAAAGTCGAAAAGCCTTGGTTTTGGTTTGAACAAACCGACAAAGGTGGGACAATTGGGGAAGATATTTACTTTTGTGTGAAAGCGTTTGACAAAGGGTTTAAGACTGTTTTAGACCACGACCTTTCAAAGCACATCAGGCATATCGGAACTTACGAATATGGTTGGGATGATGTATGAGCATAGCGACTTACTCAGATTTGAAAACTAAGGTTGCCTCTTACTTGGCTCGTACGGACTTGACTAGCCAAATTGAGGATTTCGTTCGGTTCGCAGAGTTACGCTTGCGTAGAGAGTTGCGAATCCGACAAATGTTGAAATCTGTCACAACTACCACGACAGGCGGTGATTCGACTGTTGAGCTACCAAGCGACTTTCTAGAGGTTAGAGACTTTTATGTTTCTACCAATCCGATTCAGCCTTTGACTTTCTCTAGCCCTGCTATTTTTAGTCGAAACACTAAGACCACTCAGAGTGGCAAGCCATTAGATTACACAGTCTTGGCTTCAGAGTTTAAGTTGGCTCCTGTGCCTGACTCCACTTATACATTGGAACTGCTTTACTACGCAGCGCCCACATTTATGAGTGACTCAAATTCAAGTAATGTGTTCATGGCAAATGCGCCTGATGCGTTACTTTACGCCTCGTTGTTAGAGGCCGAGCCTTATTTGATGAATGATGCTCGAATCCAAACATGGGGTTCTTTGTACGACAGAGCAATCTCCACACTTTCCACATCCGATGAGAGTTCTCAATATTCGGGTGTTCCTCTTTCAATGTCTTTCGCAACGAGGTAAATCATGGCTGAAATGTCAAATTATCTAGAGAACGCTCTTATTAACGCTACCCTGCGTAATACGAGCTACACAAGCCCAACGACTGTTTATGTGGCGCTTTACACAAGCGACCCGACTGATGCTGATTCAGGTACTGAGTGCTCTGGCACTTCATACGCTCGTCAGGCTGTGACTTTCGGCTCACCTTCTAATGGAGTGTCGACAAACTCAGCCGCTGTTGAATTCCCTCAAGCTGGTGGCTCATGGGGAACGATTACCCATATCGGTATTCGTGACGCATCGACCTCTGGCAACCTTCTGTATCACACAGCCCTAGATGCTTCTAAAACCATCGCCACAGGTGATGTGTTTAAGATTGCCTCTGGTTCTCTGAGCGTTACATTGGCGTAATGGCTGACCTGCTCCCACCTTGGTCGATAGACTCGCTTAACAATTTAAAAGCGAGTATTGACCAACTTACCCTGACGCTTGATAGTCCTCTTTATCAAACCTCGGTAACTTTGTGGGATGCGTCTGGTTCAGTTAACGCCTCGGCTACTGTTTCCGCAACAGGGACAAGAGTTCAGTTAGCCGCCGCCTCGATTACAGCCTCTGCAAGCGCTTCATGTGATGCGACTAGAGTTCAGTATGGCGTAGGTTCTGTAAACGCTTCTAGCGCCGTTTCCTGCGATGCAACGAGGATTCAATTCGCTTCTGGTTCTGTTGACGCTTCTGCCACAGTAACAGCGGCTGGAACAAGAGTTCAGTTTGGTTCTGGTGCGGTTGATGCGTCAGCTACTGTAACGGCTCAAGGAATCAGAGTTCAATTCGGTGCTGGTTCTGTTACCGCTGACGCTACTGTTACTTGTTTAGGTGGCATTGTGGCTAGTGGAAGTGCTGACATTTCTGTTGCGGCTACTGTGACCGCAGAGGCTATCCGAGTCCGTGAGGCTGTTGGGTCAATAACTGGAACAGCGACAGTAAGCGCCTTGGGTGGAATCATTGCTGATGGCACAGCGCAAATCTCTTGTGAAGCAACAGTCGAGGCTAACGCTTATGGAATATTTGACTTTTCTGCGAGTATTTCTGGCAACTCTGTTGTTACTTGCAATGGGGTGCGTCTGGGCGATAATTGGTCTGACATTTCTATTGGTGACAATACTTGGGATGATGTGTCGCAAAATAACAACACATGGACACAAATTAGCGTAAGCGATAACACATGG